TGGTGGTCAACTTGATCTACTTGGTCGAGATACTAAAACTAACCAGATAAGATTGATTGATTTAAAAACAAAAAGTAATTGTAATTACTTCATGCGAAAGAGAAAGAAAGATGGTTTGTTATATATCGAGGATCTTGATATGTATTGGAAAGAACCTTACTCAACTGATAAACAACTTGGTTGCTACGTTGAAATGTTGAAATTAAACTACGATTTAAGACCAGATGTATGTAATACGATTTGGGCGTTTGAAGGTAGATGTATTATGAACATTGATCAACCCACAGAAAGATGTGAAGCTGCATGGCAAAAAGCATGGGAAAAATTTGAAGCAGAACAGGAGTTGTTTTAATGGATTATGTCCTTAATGTGTCAGGCCAAGAGCTAAAACTTATTCGTGCATCTCTTGTAAATTTCTCAAGATCATTAGCGATATCACAACAGGCAGACTTTAGTAACTTAATAAATGAATTAGATGATTGTTTCTTATCTATAACAGAACAGAAAAGATTACAATTACAATCTAAAATAAATAAAAATTGGATTCTTAAAAAGTGAAATGTCTTTATCGAGAACTTGATCGGAGAAAAAAATATTTAATAACAAAATTACAGAATGAGATTGCAACACTTGAATGGAAATGGTTTCAAAGAGAAATATCAGATAAAGAATATTGTGTACAATTTGATGATATTAAAAGACGTATTCAAGAACTACAAGGATGACTAATCCAAATAAAAGAAAAGGAGATAAAGCTGAAAGAGAAGCAGCAGAACTTTTAACAGAAGTTACAGGTTTTGAATGCAAAAGAAACCTAGCAGCAGGAATACCAGATGATGTTGGGGATATTTATGGCATACCAAACTGCGTAATACAGGTGGCAGATTACAAAGACAAATCCAGAGCTTGTTTAGTAAAACCCAGGGAGGTGGAAACACAAAGACAAAATGCAGGTGTAGACTTTGTTGCCAGTATGGTTAGGTTTCGAGGAGGTCAATGGAGAATGGTCTTGACTCCAGAACAATTCAACACATTATTACAGGCTGCCTTGCAGTAAACATGATATATGTGTAATATAAAAATCAAGTAAACTATTTTTACTAATGACCACTAAACAGCCTTCGACACTAGTTGAAGCACTTAATGCTTTCCAGCAAAAACATCATGCTGCTGGTTTAGATGGAAGCAATCCATTTTATAAAAGTAAATACACCACATTGGCTCAAGCATTGTTAGCTGTTCAACCAGCTACAGAGTTTGGTCTTTGTCATACACAACTGAATGATTATGTAATTACTCCAGATGGAGAAGTAATTACAATAGTTATTACAAAATTGATGCACGTTTCTGGAGATGAACCTTTAGTCAGCAGATTTCCTGTTCCAAAGATTCCAAATAACGTAAAAAATGCACATCAGGAAGCTGGCTCTGCTCAGACTTATGCTCGTAGATATGGATTACTTTCTGTCTACGGATTAGCTAATGATGATGATGATGGTAACTCTCTTACCAAAACACCACCACCAAAAGATGGTGTAGGTAATACTCGTACAAAACCAAATGAAAAACCAGAACCAACTTCTGTGTTACAAGGATTGCCTGACCCCATTTCTAAAGAGGCAAAACAATCTATCATGATTGAACTTAAGGAACTAAGTGAAACAGATCCAGATGCAACTAAGAAAATCTCAGAAGCATTTAAAAAAGAGTTCAATGTTCCTAAATTAAGTGGTTTCATTACAGAAGCTAGACATGGCGAATTTCTAAGTCATGCTATATCAAAGGTTAATGGAACTGCATGACAACAGAAGAAGCTGAGTTCTCTGGTCACTTAATCATGAAACAACTTGAAGAAAGGCGAGCAGAACGCAAGAAAGATTGGAACAGAAACGTATTTGGGGTGCGTACAAATGATGATCTTGCTTCTAAACTTAGAGAGTATTGCAAGTCGAACAATCTCTCAACTAATAAATTTTTAAACAACTTACTCAAAGATTTTTTTAATTATGGCTGATTTTAATCCAGCACTTCCATTGCCAATTAAATGGAATATAGGGGATGATCGTTTTAACGAAGGACAACAAGTCTTGAGTTTAACAATTCCTGTTGACTCTGTTACTCATCTGATAGATCATTTACAGAACCTTGTAAACACAAAAGCAAAAGAGGGAGAAGTATATGACTTTGCCAAAAAAGAAAAAGTTAAAACTCAATGTGTACAAATCTACTCTAAAGCGATGGATGGACCATACGGAGTATTTGGCAACATTAATCCACAGAAGATTGACACAGGAGTAAATGAAGAACTTCCCTTCTAAATGTAAAGATGAATATTTAGTAAAAGATCCTAATCTGAATATTCACTTTAAAATAAGGAATGGTGTACGCTACTGGCTTACACCTCCTCCTTTAGACTATAAAAAATGAAACCAGTTAGAAAATCTATTCTTAAATTACGCAAACTTAAAGAGATTAGACGAAAAGATTTAGAAAAAAATTTATTAGATGTTCAACTAAAAGGACAAGACCACTATGTTTTTATAAAAGATAATGGCAAAGCTCAAGTAGTTTATCAAGAAGGTCGTTGGGTTGCAGAACATATAAGAACAGCAGTTTTGAAATTTAATTATGAAATTGATAAAACTGAAAAAATGTTAGTAAGAGACTTTGAAGATAAATACCTTAACGAATACGAAAAAACTTTGCAATAGGATTCGTTGGTTTTCTTTTTTGCTTTCTCATTTCTACCACAACACGATTAGCTTCTAATTCTATAAGTCTATTCAATAATGAAGCCATAAAAATATCTTGGTCAAACTTTTTTCTAACCATATGAGTGCAATATCTTTTTATATTATCCAAATCATTACTTTTCATTATTTCTCTACATTGCATTTCAATTTCTAATTCCAACTCTGGTGGTGCTGGTTCGATGTCAATGTTGAGAAATTTAGTAATTTTCATTTCATCGGAAAGAGTTGTTTTTCTAATAAATCAACTGCTCTATCATCAAGAGTATTTGTAGTTTGCTTACAAATTACACGAAGTAAATCCACGATAAGTCTCTTAACAGCAGTTGTAGTTAAAAAGGTTAGTAAGATCGGTTTGAGAACCTTATACATACGATAATTGTGTGTTACTTCCCAAACATAGCTAAAATGCTAGTATTAGACAAGATACTCAGCTTTTATGGCAGAACAGGAGAAGAAAAATCCTCTTCAG